GCCCGGCCTCTCTGTGCAGTATTCTACCAACCAGCCGGCACCGGTTTCATTACCTAAAAACAAGACACCCTGCCTCAGATAATTTAACTAAAATCATGTTTTGTATTTTTGTTTCTGGGTTCATTAGAAGATGTCCTTTGCCGGCGTGTAGTGGCTCTCGACTACTCCCTTAGATACGGCCTTAACCTTTTCTGCATCTATGTTTTTTGGAGCATCCCCAAGAGCTAGTATTATATTGTTTCGTATAAATCTTGCGGCAGGCTTGTCTTTAGTTTTTAGGGAAACTGAGCAAACAACGCGGCCCAGAGTTGGAGCCCTGAAGTTTATAGTCCCTCCCCTTTCGTTCTTTACCTGAAGGTATTGATCCTCAGATAGCCCCAGTCTTTTCGTCTCTTTTTCTATTATTTCATCTTCAAAAGAATGGTCGCTCTCTCTAAAAACAAAAGACTCCAGAGCCTCAATCCTGGAAACTAGCCGGTCTATAAGATCTCTATCATTCATCGTGCCACCCTCTTAGCATTAGCAAAGTCTTCCGCCGTAGCCTTACGCCCGGCCCTGCTTGCGTGAACATGAGCCGCCCAGATCGCCGCATTCTTCATACCCCGACGCTGGCCCAGCTTTACCAAGTCAACCAAATTCCTAGCCGCGCCTTGTTCCTGCTTAGCCTGCTTGCGCATTGCGGTTACGTCGATTCGTTCTAGTTCGCCGTCGACCACCTCGATCTCAGCCTTCTGTCGAACCTCCACCGGCTTACCACAAGACGGGCAGACTGCAACTCCAGGGCGGAAAATGTGGAAGCAATGCTTGCACTGTTGAATACTGACATCTGCATCTTCGTCTTCCTTGCGCTTGCGTCCTTTCTTGCGGCCCTGCAAGCTCCATTCACGGTCATCGTCCGGAAGTCCGTGGCGCTTATAATTGGCCACCTGATCTAAAATAGTTAGCTTTTCTTTACCATCAGATGCGCGGAAGCCGCGACCGTTTCCCTGTAAGTAGACTATCAAAGACTGTGTTGGCCGGAGCCATTGAATAACTTCAAGACAGGGCACGTCTAACCCCTCGATGAGCAAATTAACGGCAGTAACGATAAGAGTATCCCCAGATCGCAGCCGGTTTATAACATTCTCTCGCTCTTTGTTGGTCATCTTTCCTTCAAGCATTTCAGCGGGAATACCGGCAGCAAGATAACTATCTCTAACGTGCTCAGCATGCCGAATCGAAACGCACATGACAGCTGACCGCTTTCCACTGGCATGTTTCTTGTATGTATCAACGGCATCGCCTGTGATGGTCGGCTTGTCTACTTCATGCTCCAGTTGCTTTTTATCATAGTCACCCATCTTGGTTTTTACTTCAGACAGATCAAGCGGAGACGGCGGCGCAAATATCTCATAGTCGCACAGATAGCCCGCGTCAATTAACTGGCGTATTGTTGGCCCTTGAACCAACTCCTGATAGGTTCCGTCAAGCCCCTTTCCATCTGTGCGTGATGGGGTAGCGGTCAAGCCTATAACCATGGCGTTTGGGTATTCCTCAAGAATCTTTTGGTAAGTGCTGGCCGCGCTGCGGTGGCACTCATCAATGATAATCAGGTCAGGCTCCGAGTATTGACCCATGCGCCGCACCCAGGTCTGCACACTGGCAACTTGAGCGGCCAAGTAACTGCGAGTCCGCCCGCTGGCAATCATGCCGTGTTCCAATTTGCCAGCCCATAGGGCCTTGCTGGTCTGCGTCAATAGCTCGTTTTGGTGTACAGCCATAACACTTGTCTTCCCGGCATCCGCAGCTCGGCTCATCATGTAGACGGTAATGGCTGTCTTGCCTGCCCCGGTTGGGGCTTGCATTAATACGCGCTTGTTTCGGCGTAAAGCCTGCCGCGTCTTGTCGATTAGGTCTTCTTGATAAGGGCGTAGTTTCACTTGTCGACCTCCAAGCCGTCCAGAACCTTTGACAACCGCTGATGAGTGCTTACGAAAATGTCGTCACTCTTCCCGGTTGCCAGCGAATGCACAGTGCCATAAGCCATATCTGCGCGCCTGGCTACTTCTGAAAGGTTCTTTCCTTCTAACCGTTTCTTTATCTGATCTAGCATGTCCACAAATTTTCGCTCCTAGTGTTGACGTTATGCAATACAGTCTATATAGTTCGGTGCATAACGTCAATAAAGGAGAGAGAAATGAACATCACCCCAATCGAATACACAGAAGGCATGGAGATCACACCGCCGTGCTTCATCGCCAATATGCCAAACGACGCATACCACAGCCACCCCGAGGGCATTAGCAGCACAGGATTAAAAGCCGTACTGCGCAGCCCTGCCCATTTTAAATTCCAGGCAGCAAAAGAGCCAAGCCGTGCAATGACTTTGGGTACCGCAATTCACACAGCACTATTAGAGCCTGACAGATTCGCCGCTGATTACGTGCTATTGCGTGAAGTAAAAGACCGACGCGCCAGTGAATACAAGCAGGCCGTAAAGACGCATGGCACAGAAGTTGTGCTGACTGCCGGCGAAGCTGACAACGTGATTGGAATGCAGGAAGCCATTCTATCGAATCACCTTATGCAGTCACGCCTAAACGGCGAAGGCTGGCGAGAGCTGTCCCTGTTCGTGCGTGACCCCGATACCGACGTTCTGATCCGTGTACGGTATGACTTGTTATTAACTGACGGCACCATCGTAGACGTGAAGAAAACACAGGACGCCAGGCCAGATCCGTTCAGCCGCGCCATTGACAACTACGGCTATGACCTGTCGGCTGCCTTGTATGTCGACGCTTTTGAATGGGCAACAGGTGAGCAGGCACAGTTCGAGTTTGCAGCGGTAGAGGAAGCCATGCCCCAGGGCACAAGCTATACCAGCCCTGTGACACGACGCTGAACGAAGGGCGGCGCAAGTACCGCGAGGCGCTGGACACGTTCGCAAATTGTGAATACACCGGCGTGTGGCCTTCACTGCCTTGTGATGCGCCTGAGATTATCAGCCTGCCAGGGTATCGGTTGGCACAGATTGAAAACGCACTAGAAGATGGAGGTATTTACTAATGAGTGATGTATCGTTCGCAACCGAAGCCAAGTCCGATCAATTAAACACGCTGGACATCGTAGGCGTTGAACCAATCCTGAAGATCACCAGCGTAACCGTAAAGGAGCCGGGCTCCGAGCAGCCAATCTGGGTACACTTCGAAGGTGATCACGGCAAGCCATGGAAGCCCAGCAAAGGTATGTTGCGCATGCTCGTTGAAGCATGGCGGCGTGACAGCTCGAATTGGATCGGCAAGTACGTCCAGGTTTATGTTGACCCAGAGGTTAAGTGGGCAGGAAAGCCAGTTGGCGGCATCCGTATTCGGGCACTGTCTGACATCCCTGACAGGGGCATGACGTTTATCGTGGCTGAGAACAGAGCTACCCGCAAGCCGACCCATATCCCGATGCTTACGGTAAAGGAGGAAGTATACCCAACCGAACAATTCACCAAAGCCCTGCCAGTGATGGGCAAGAAAATGCAGGCCGGAGAGATGACGCTTCAGCAGGTGATTGCGCAGTGTCAGAAGACCGGCCAGCTTACAGCGGAGCAACTGTCACAGCTAGAAGAAGCGGCACCAGTTGAGATCAACAACTCAGACGACGAAAGCGAGGAAATGTAATGAATGTTTTCACAGTAACAGGAAACCTGGGCCAAGACGCCGAAAGTGAAACAGGTCAACACCACAACAGGTCTGCAACTTCAGCGTAGCGGCAAAGGCAGGCTTTGGCGACAAGGCGCAAACTATCTGGCTGGACTGCGCTCTATGGGGAAAGCAGGCAGAAAGCGCGCTGCCTGGGTATCTAGTCAAGGGTCAGCAGGTAGCAGTGTCCGGAGAGCTATCAACTTTTGAGGCAACGAGTGGTAAGACGTATCTGAAGCTGCGCTGCAATAGCGTGGACCTGATCGGCAAGAAGGACGACAGCGCGAAGGCAGCGCCAACGCAGACGGCAACAGCACCGACAGCGACCGGCGGATCAACGCCGCCACCCGTTGATGACTTCGACGACGTACCGTTCTGATATAACCAGACGCTATAACACACGGCGGCTTAGTCCAACAAAGTCTTTCACATCCGGGTAGTTTTAGCACACTATTCGGATGTCGATTAACAACGGAGAGATAAGCATGAACCTTGAAGAGAAATACGCAGAGATGATGCAAAGGTTTAGGAATGATTCTTCAAAGGCTATAAAAGAGGCCGTACATATACTGCACTGTGAAATTGCCCCACACCTGGACACAGACACAGACGCCAATGTTTCGCATCAGGCGGGTGAATTGATAAAAGGCATCTTAGGTGGCGAATTTGACAGGGTAGACGAGACCGCCGTTATGGTATCGGGGCACAGCGGGATTTCTGTACTGATCACCATGACCACTGCGGAGTACGACAACATCCGAAAAAACCTAGTTGACGCAATGCCAGCCTGCCCGAAGGATCTGGAAATTCAGAGCCTGAAAGATCAACTCAAAAGAGCATGGGAGCGCTACTAAGATGCACGCAGATTTGAAGTGGTTAGCAGAAAATGTGAGCGAGTGGGGTGGAACCTACAGCTTTAAGCATATCTTTTTGAAAGATGGAGAGGCAGAGGCAGATTACAGTAGTGAGCCTTGCAGTTTACCAAAAACCTTCACCCGCGCCCAATGGCAAGCCGCCCGCGAAGAGCTTATTATCCAAAGGGCAGCGCAACGTCAGCGCCCTAACATCAAGACTCAAGTCACAGCTTGGCACGCCGCCGAAGATGAGATCCTTGCGTCTGAAATGAGCGGGGCAGAACCGTGCCCAGAGAATCCGTTTTCGTCGCCTCAAGAAGATGAGGCTTGGCGCGAAGTTGAAAAGAAAATTAACCCCGTTTGGCAAAGCCCGCACGACTTTGGCGGCGTGTGCGTCTTCCACGGTTGCCGGTATTCAGCACACGAGCAGTGCTATATGTGTGTACTTGCTGGCGAAGCGGCAAAAGAGGAGGCTAAGCAACCAGCCTACAACCCCGAAGACGTGGCGGGTGTGCATTCTGAGGCCAAGCAAGCCCGCTACCAGGACACAGCTGGCGAGGACTGGATAGACGAAGCGGCCCGCACGTTCACGCCCGAAGAGTTCCGGGGTGCAATGCGGTTCTCAATCGGCAAGTACAACCGGCGCATGGGCAAGAAGGACGATCTGATTAAGGAGATCGAGAAGATGCGAGACTACTGCCAGAGGTGGATTGATGTGGAGAAAGGGCGATGAGCCCCGGCTCAGCAGACTTCCGTCGCGCCAACCGCCGAACCAGCGAAGACAAACTGGGCCACGCCAAGCGAGAGATCAAAGCTCTAAACGCAAAGCTGGCACAGCAAGACGATCTGATAAAGCGACTGACCGAGATGAACGCCCGCGCTCAGTACGATAAGCGCGAGATTGTCCGGCTGTCGGATCAAGCGTTTAAACTACTTGGACAGATCAGGAGCGAGTGATGAAAGCAACCGGCAACGAATCGCTCACAGGCAGGTGCATGGTGTGCGGCAAAGCAACCAAAGGGGCGTTTTGCTCAAAAGAGTGCCGGACTCGGTACAACGCAATAGTGAGGGCGAACAGATGACACTGAAGCAGCACATGAAATTCGAGAGCATGCCGCAGAAGCTAGTCGAGCGTGGACTCACAGAGCTTATGCGCAAGTATGACCGTGAATGCCAGCTTATGACAGCTAACAGGTTGAACCGGCTCAGGGGCGGGTCAGTGGCTACGCCTGACGAGACCAGGGCGCTGATGGAGTGGTCAGACGGGTTGATTGCTTCGTTTCGGGATGGTGACTAAAAGGTTATAAGCAGGGATTTTTAAGTCCGAATCGGTATTTCACAGGCCGGTCAGCGTTGCGTATATTAGTAGACATACAGAGACAACAACGCAACGGAGAATAGACATGACTAAAGTAGAGTTCCAGGCTATCAAGACAGGCGCAGCGTTCACCTCGACCTCTGGCGATTTCGTAAAAATCAACGAGTGCGTAGCGAAGCGCACCGAAGCACACTGGGCAACATCAGAAAAGACCTGGCCCTTTTCGCCAATTGACACAGTTTACATCTAACAAAAGCCCTACGGGGAATAACGGAGTACAAGACATGAGCACATTTATCGGCAATTACAAAGATCTGAACGGCAGCACAGTACGCGTAAGCCAAGAAGAGCACTGGTATTTTTACGAGGTGGTTGACGGGCCTGAAGACTTGTACAGAAGTGACAAGGGGCCACGGTCTGACAAAACCTTAACCCGCATTTCTGCAAAGCATTAATTATAATCCGGGCAAGGACGCCCACACAAAACGGAGAGCACCATGCGCGACTATAGAGTTGTTATGCTTAGCACAGATCCAGAGAGCGACGTTCAGTTTGTCATCTACACAAAGGCAGCTACGGAGCGCGAAGCAGTTGACGTGGCTAACCAGCAGTACGGTCCACACTTTGAAGTTGACCGCTCTGCCGTCACGGACATCATGCTCTGATGAACTACAACATGGTCATGGACCTAGCAATAATCGGCGGCGCAGTGGTCGCCCTGGTTATCACAATAATTATCATGGATCGCAAAGGCAGAAAGCCATCGCGGGTACACATGATCGACCAGAAGAGGCGGGGAAAATGAAGATACAAAAGATCTTAAAGCAGCACCGCAGGGACTTCACCGCGATCATGGAGTGTGAGCATTGCGGTCAGGAAGACTTGAACAGGTACGGCTATGATGATGCGACTTATCACCAGCACGTCATACCGCACATGAAGTGTAAACTGTGCGACCAAACTGCCGACGATAGCTATCGGCCAATGACAACGAAGTATGCAGAAGGGGAGCACGTATGAGCAACGCAAAGTTTACGCCAGGACCATGGTCAATTAAAAACGGGGTTGATATTTTTGGTCCGCTCGGAGGTGATAGCGGTGACGGCGTGGAATGTGACCCTAACGACGGATGGCATGTGGCAGAGGTTGACGAATATCCTAGCTTTGTTCTTAATGAAATGGTGGTTTTGGGTGCCGACGTTCGTAACGCTAACGCTCATCTAATCGCCGCCGCGCCAAAGATGTACGAGGCGCTAAGCTACCTAAACGAAAACGGGGAGATGCCACTAGGCACAACTATTGACGACTTGCTGGCTGAAGCTAGAGGTGAATCATGAGCGCCCCGGCAAAGTGGCAAGTAGCCCTGGCACTGGCAGAATGGAAGTGCGCGAACATTCTAAAGCGTGGAGTAGGCCCGGCCATGGCTCGATACAACACCGCACGCGCTGCACTACGCCACGCAATTAACGGCACTACGCCACAGAAGCGCCTGTGTGCAGACTTTGAAACAACTGTGGCGGGCATACCCTGCGGGGTTGTGATCACTAGCTACAGCGGTGCTAGGCCATGGAGACAGCACACTTTCTCAGGTGCTGGCCCGGGTGACTGTGATCCGCCCGAGTATGAGGATGTCGAGTGGCGGCTAGTAGATAGTAAAGGCTATCCGGCTGGGTGGCTTGAAGCAGTATTGGATAAAGATGCTCCGGCGCGCATTGACCGCGAGTGCATTGAGTTTAAGAGGGGTCATGGTGATGAGTGAATCAAAGAAGGCGTTTGAAGCGTGGGCAAAGTTAGCGTTTCCTCACATGAGTCTTTTAAAAAAAGGCGACACGGATAAGTATGTTTATAAAACTGCCAACTTTGCATGTGAAGCATTTTGTGAAGGTGAAGCGTGGCAAGCCAGCCGCCAGGCGCTTGAGGGTGAGCCGGTGGCTTACATTACAGAGCGCAAATTAGAATGGTTAAAGTCTGGCCCTGTGCCCTCAGCAGTTGTTTATAGAAAGCATTCAGAAGGCTCTATTCCGCTCTACACCCACCCTGCCAGCCGCCAGGCTGTGAGTGTGCCGGAGTGGATTAAGTGTAGTGATCGGTTGCCGGACGTTCTCGACGTGTGGATAAAAATGACAGACGGATCTGTAGTCGCGTGCTGGTCGAAGCTTGATGGAGACTTCTACTGGAACGGCGGCGGCTCCGAGTCATATATTTTGGAGAATACCGTTACCCACTGGAAGCCACGACAGCAGGAGCAAGACCATGAGTAAACTTTACACAGAACGCGACATTATTGAGCAGGGAGACTACTACTCTCGTCATACGTCAGCCATGACAGGTGAAGGCTTGGACAGAAAGTCTGACATTGCGGCAGAGTTGGCGCATCGGGATATTCAAATTGACCAACTTCAGTCGCGAGTAGCTGAACTTTATGACTTGATCAAGTACGCACAAGTCGATTCGGGCGTTTGCATGTGCGGCGATAACATGCAAGACCATAACCAAGCCAGCGGGCACTCACCTGTTGACGTGTGGGATCACGCTGTAGAACAAATTAATAAAGAAGGCAGCTCCGGAGCCTTCATTCTGCGGAAGCAGGCAGAGGCGCTTGTGGGCAAAAACACAGAGGAAGGGACATGAAACGCCACACACTAGAAGAGCGCATCCGCGATGAAACCGGCCTGACGGTCAAGGAGTTTACGACCCAGCTTGGCATCAAACCTGACGTGCTTCAAAGATATCACAATAGCAATAGGGTTATGCTCAAGA